TGCGCCTGATCCTCTTACTTTCTCACTGAAGGTGATTCTTTGATCACTGTTCTCGGAAGCCCCTTTTCTGTCAATGTCATCCTCATCGTCCCGTTTTGGGACGGTACCTGGACTCAGAATGGCGAACGGTTACAGACTTTAGGTCCGTTTCCGTTCGAAATTCCTTCTCCAGATGGGTTATGGCATTCCATGGACGGCTTCGGTATAAAAACCCGTAAGCTCGATGCTGGATTCTTCGACAAGATGAAGGACAAAAGAGTGGCTTACAAACCGGCTTTCCATGGGGAGTTGGATGGGTCAATTCAACCTAAAGTTAAATTGCCCGCTGACCCCTATTTCAAGCCTAACGCGGTATTTCGGTCAGGTGTTATTATGCCTGATAAATACTCACTTCAGCTTGGAGGGGACGCATTGTATGCCGAGATCCCATTAGGTATCACTACCTATGACGGTCCTCTGCAGACCATTTATCGAGATGATGTCATCCTGGTCAATCGTACGACCGGTCGTGACACTTTCGATGCCAATCCCTGGATTACCCAACGCGGTAACGAGTTGGTGCCGACTTCCTTTGGGGCGTTGCATGTTAAGAGTGGATTCTTGTCGAATTCTCTCTTAGTTCACACCGTCACATCGGAAAATTGTCGTACTGTACGTGATGACTACAGTAACGAAGCGAACAGTCCCGAACCCGGCCTCACCGGCTTCCCTTATATGCTGTCAGGTATCAATGTGGTTTACCACCTTGACCTTAGACAGATTAAGAATGACGGCTTTGGCTTTATTAAGGTTTCTGGCAAGCTATCCCGAACCTCACTCTTCTATAACTCATTGGGAATGAGTTATGTTACGAGCAACGAGACGGAAGTAGAACTGCCTTTGGCCTTATTGGATTCGGATAATCCAGGATTTCCAGAAGCGAACTCTGTTCGAGCGCGGTTTCGAGGCCTATGTGGGTCGTTAGACCACTTACCCTCAATGATTCCACAAAAGAAAGAGTGTCGCACCCGAGCCTTGATAGCTATCGAGGATCTCGGTACGAACAATCTGGAAAATATCTCTGGGTTGAAGGGCATTGGCGAGATAGTAAAGACTCTTGTCGATGGATATAAGGCTTTTAAAAACCTTAATATCGTCGCAGCGGCGAAGGCACTTGCCTCCGCTTATCTGATCTACAAGTTTGCTATCGAAGCCACCGGTCGTGACGTATCGAGCATGAGGAAGGCTGGCCCGCGGACTCTGAGGCGCATAGCGAATATTAAAGAAAGTTTTACCTTTCGAAAACATTCGCAGAGTGTCCAGGTTCCGTTTACGGCCGTCGAACTCACTAATGTTCGTCTCTCCGCGGAGTACATCCTGTGGAGAAACACGGACTTTGAATCGATACTGATCGACTCGCTCGATTCCATTGGTTTACTTTGGTCACCAGGCAACTTGTGGGATTTAGTCCCACTTTCATTTGTAGTTGACTGGTTTGTAAACATTGGGAACTGGATGGACGCACAGCGTCTTGACCGGGATACCCGTCACTATCGGCTGATCAAGCGGATAGAATCTCAAAAGTTCCAATTCCGATCCAACCAAACGACGTTGGATTCTGTTTTCGGAACTGGGTGGTGTTCACCCGAGCGCCTTACTGGCAAGCTTTATCGGCGACGCCTTTACACAGGTTGGGGATCCATCGACCCCGTATCTGTTGCAGGAGGAAGTGGCTACGGCTTTCAGCAAATGCTGTATTCCGGAGCTCTTGTCATCCAGCGCCTTTGATAGGCGTTCCCACCAATTGCAGCCACTTACACGGCTTGTGTAAGCATGCAGCCTTCAAAGCCGCATGAGACCCCATATATAAAAAGGGACCCATGACTCTCGATCTAAATCTCGGTTCATCCGTTGGTTTAGGCGATGTCCAACCCGGGAACCACGCTACGTGGTCCGGGATTATGCAGGTAACTCAGAATACCGGCCAACTCGTAAAGTTGGTCGATACTCAGTCACCTCTGGACAATCCTGCCACACTCAAGATCGCTAATACCCGTATTGCCAACGTCTACACGACGCTAGCTAAGGGTGTTATCCCAGTCGGCGCACAAGCGCTTAACACGACTGGTCAGACGGTCTTTTGTGAACTGACAATGACCGCGTCCTCCACGACCGGTGACACAACTGTGTCCTTGCCGATCGTATCCCGCATCGAGCTCCGCCTCCCCAACCACCCCGACGTGACTAACGCCGTGGTGGCCAAGGTGCTGGAAGCGACGATCGCCGGGCTCTGCGGAAGCAATGGATCGCTCCGCGTCACCGACGTGATGCGAGGTATCTTGGTACCCGCGTAAGCGGCCACCGAGGAAGGGGTATTTGTGATAGATGAACTTCTAGCACAACTGTGGGTGAACACCCATAGTACTGAGTTTAATAGCTCAGTCTGTCTTATTGAATCAAAGTCTCTCCCTCTGGAAGAAAGCATTCTCGTACAGAATGCTACCTTCCTTTGGTTTGGACTTCTCAGTGAGAAAGCAAGCGTGGTTCTCGATGAATCTAGCTTTCGCGTGTTCAAGGGTCGAGTGATAAAACTCTCGACGTTTGTCCTCACGAACAGAGAAGGATTTGCACCCTTCTTAAAAATGCTAGACGAATTTGATGATGTGTTGACAACACACATGTCATCATCTCCTGTGGGGTTTGAAGCCTCACAGCTCCTCTCGGAGCTACGTCATCTACTCTCTGAATATTCACTCGATTTCTGGAGAACTCTTAGCCCTTTCTTGCATGCTCTTGTGAGCAATGGAGTGGGACTAGAGTCAGCTCTTTTCCTGAGACAACTATGCTGTTTGTTGTCGAAGGTTGAGCTTGATCGAAGTGATCTCCTCGAAAGTCATTACTCCTCGTATCGCTACGGAGAGGAAATGCTTACAGCTGAGGCCTGTGTGCAACGTGTACGAGATCCGAAGTATTGGACTCTTATTCGCCGCATTCAGTTTGTTCTGCGAGACGTGATCAAAGGTTTTGTCCTAGATCCGCGGCTTGCAGGGCATGGACCAGGTGCCGTTTCCCATGCGCGCATCAGGACTCCTGTGGAAAAGTATCTCCACTTTGGTAATGATGCACGCCTGGATTACCTCCTTCGTAAGGAGGGACACGGTTCTTTAAGCGGTTTCACACCGTTCGAATTAAGCACATCAGATCGCACTAGTCGTACAATCTTTGTGCCCAAAACCTGGAAGAAACTCCGAGGAATTTCTGCTGAACCTGTTGAGCTCCAGTTCTTTCAACAGGCGATCTATCGCTCATTAATGCGATCCGTCCACACGACGCCCCTCAATCACGTGATTAACCTCCGTGACCAAAAGGTGTCTGGGCTGATGGCGTTACAGGGTTCCCGTGACGGGAGCCTGGCGACGATCGATTTATCTTCAGCGTCTGATTCAATAACGCTGCAGCTCGTCAAGGACGTCTTCGGCAGCACGTCCCTGTGCCGATGGCTACTCGCCACACGTTCAACACACACTCTCCTTGGGAAAGAGAGAATGGAAATTCAGAAGTTCGCCCCAATGGGGTCGGCCTGTTGTTTTCCTATTCAATGTTTGTTGTTCGCTGCTATCGCCTTGGCGACAGTCATTGAAGAAACTGGTAGGATGCCATCCCTGGCTAACTATCAGGTCTTCGGTGATGATATTATTTGCCCATCCTCAATGGCACCACATATCATGGAGAGCCTTACAGATTTGGGTTTCACGGTTAATCCCGAGAAATCCTACTGGACAGGCTTCTTCCGTGAGTCTTGTGGTGTTGAGGCATGGTGCGGGCATGTCGTCACTCCGCTGCGAGTCAAGGATTTTTCTCTTGACTTTAGCGGGACACGTCCGCTTTCATATGCTCATCACAGTCGCACTGTGGCATACATTAATGCTCTTTTCGATCGGGGGTACGGCAAAGTTAGGACTTTCCTTTTAAAGAAATTCCTCGCTTGCTCTATATCCTTGAAAGGAGGGAAGCACAGTGTTTGTCAAAGTGTTGTCTTTGGTGATGGGTCTCATGGGACTATTAGTTCCACTCATCCAACAAATCATCGCCTTAAGCAAATACCTATCAAAGGGTATTGCCGATGGGGATGGCAAGTCGTGATGTTTAGACCCAAGCATGTCGTTAAAACCCAGGAAGATGAACTTCTTGCTGACGAAGTTAATTACTTCGAGTGGCTCTTGAAATCCTCGAGTGTCACTGGCGGCGACGTGACGTATGACCTCGCTTTCTTCAGGTCGGTGAATGCTGTTCCACCTGATCTGAGTCGCGTAGGAATGCAAATAGTTCCTGCTATTGGTGAGAAGGACCCCTGGTACGATAACGGGGTCGTTTTCTCACCCAAAGTATGATGTCGGGGGGTTGAACCCTCACGACCATGCAAGTAGTCGGTAGGCGGTGGAAGCATCCACCGTTTGTCACCTACGCTAGCAGCACAGCATCTGGTTCTTCCAGAAACAGATGGCTATGGGGGCCGTGGTTCCGGGGTTGGTTTCCCGGGGCCGGCTGGTGGTTTCGCGCGTCGTTTCGCGTTTCT